AGTTGGCTCATTAACTCACGAATAGCATTATTAATGCCAGATGGAGCGCAGCCTTCTGCAATGTTAATACTGTCTATGTCGGTATTGTTAGCTGGAGTGCTATCAAATTCTGAAATCTTTGTCTTTGCCATTTTTTAGTCCAATAGAGAAGGAGCAACAACACCAGCACCTACTTGTTGTTGTAATGCTTGATTGCGTAAATATTCATCGAGTAATTTTAAACGATCTACGACCTGAGCCTGTCTTGCAGGGTCTATAGAATATAGATCAGGAGCTAGTGTTTCAGCAGTTCTACCGCCTGGGCCTGTAACTGAGCGCAATAGATAATCCATTCCACCTTTTACAAGTCCTTTTTCTGCCATCTGTGGGACTAGCTCTGTGCTACCCTCAAACTCTTTAGCTGCCTCTGTTCTGCGCTGAGTAGGGCTACCACCTGTAATCTGAATATCAGTAGAGCGAATAGCCTTTTCTCTGCCTAATTGCAGCTCTAAGTTTTTGAAAGCATCATCGCCAATTAATACTTTGATTTGATCTCGTTTCTCTGGTGATCCAAAGGTACGCTTGATTTGGTCTATACCATCTGCGCCTGATTGGATCTTGGTACGAATAGCATCATAAGCGCCAATAGCAAAACCATCTTTTTCTGCTGGGTTTAAACCATCGTAGGTCTTTTTGAGTGTGCGAGCATCAATATCAAAGAATCCTCTGCCATTTTCAATAGCATCAAATACTTGTGTTGGCCCACCAAACGCTTGTCTAGCTTGTTTGTATTCCGCAGGAGCTTGGCTATCTACTACGCCCATAAACTCTCCACGAACCTTTTTAAGAGAGTTTACTTCATCCTTACCTAGACCAGATGCAGGAGTCTTGCTCCAGTTGATCTCATCGTCTATACCACGCTTAATGTAGTCAATGGTCTTAAGATCAAAGGTATTACCTTCTGGCTTTAATGGAGCCAATGGGAAACCTTCTCTAGTAGCAATTCTATTGGCTCTAGCGTATGCGCTTTGGAACGCTGGGTCTAGCATAATGTTATCTATGGTCTTATTACCAATAGATACAGGGCTTGCATAAGCAGCATCATACAAAGGCTTAGAAGCAGCATTTCTTAATTTAATAATATCGTCTGCAATCTCCATTGGGTCTTTATTGACATTAAAGGCTTGCTGGAAGTCTGTAAGAATACGATTGCCTGCGCCTGACTTGCGCTCCTCTGCCAAGTTCTCAGCTACCACTCTTGCACCAGGATAGCTTGCAACAGTTTCTCCTAGTTGCTTAGTAGCTTTTCCACCAAATTCCATGATGGTTTCTGGCTTGTATCCTGATAATCTGATCTGATCCATTGCAGTCTTGATCTCTGGCAATGTAAGACTATCTCTTTGTAGTGCTTGGATAATTTTTGTATCTGCTTTGCGCTGTGCAGCATCGCCACTCATACCAAAGAAATCAGCAGTTTTACCTGTAATATTTCTAACAATTGGAATGTCTTTTGTAGCCTCAACAATAGTCTTAGCTAAATCAGGGATGCCTAGTTTTTCAGCAACAGCCTTAGTAGCACCAGTTCCAGCTTTCATACCAGCAAGAACAACAGGAGCTAATACTGCGCCTTGGACTGCTCCCTTTTCTGCTCCAGCCATTCTTTCACCTTCTTGAGCAGTACCAGCACCAGTTAATCCACCACCAATAGCACCAGCTCCAGATGTGCTTGCTACTGTGCTAAAGCTAGATGGGATCTTAGATAATAGATTTGCAACTTGTGGGATCTTTCCAGCAGCCTGTACCGCAGTCTTGCCAGCAGCAAACGCTACAGGCAAGCTACCAGCGATCTCAGATGCCATAGCTTGATAAGGCTTTTCTGCCTCATATTCTTGTTTGGCAAACTGCACCGCAGCAAGGTTTTGCTCGTATGGTTTTTTGTTCTTAAGGGTCTTAATGACTGCCTCAAACTCATCACCAAAACCAAATGTTAGCCCTTGAATACCAGCCTCAATATTGCCATAGGTAGAAGTTGCGCCTTTGGCTTTAGAATAGTTTTCAGCAGCACTTTTAAAGCGAGATGCTGAATAACCCTCACCATTTAAATATTGATTAATCTCTTGTGGTTTAACATCAGGATTAGCCAATAATTTATCTACATTACGAATAACTTTTTCAAACTTTTCGTATGCCATTACTCTAATCCTCTATCTTTTTTAAATTGATTCATATCAAATGGAACATAAGATTTACCAGCAGCAGTTTTCATTGCATTTTGAGTTACTTCTCTTGCTAATTGTTTTTGTGCAATTTTTTCTGGTCTATCGCCTGGTTGTGGGAAATAAGTTTTAATTTCATCCTTCATCTCATCCGTACCAATAACTGCTCCAGACTCCTTACGCAGATTTGCACGAACCCAGTTTTCTTGAGCTTGTTTGTATAACTGTTGCTGTACAGAACTTCCTACATTTTCTAAATATGAACCAATTAAAGGAACAGAACCAAGAGCTTGTGTTCTAGCAGTTGGATACATTGTGCCAACATTTTTTCCTGCTAATTGTTGTGTAGCTACTTTATTTTCTATGTCTTTAGCTAACTGATTTGATAGTTCCATACGCTGTGCAAATCCAGCAGCCTTTTGCTCTGATTCAGTAGGTTTACCGCCTTCTGCTCTCCTTAGCTCTCTTTCTGAAGCAGCAGCTTGTCTAGCATCCATTCTTTCAGCAGATGTAGCTTGACGGCTAACATAAGAATCTTCCATTCTTGCTAATGCGTCTAAACGCTTATAAGCAGTTTCTTCATCAATCACGCCAGTTTTAAAGCCTTGCTCTAATTGACCAGCCAATGCTCTTACTTGTGGGCTAGATGCTTGTGTATAGGCAGCAAATGGGCTAGGAGCTTGACCGCCACCCATTAATCCAAGTTGGCGCAAAGCCTTTGTGCTATCAGCAAGATCTTTAATAGCACCAAACTGTCCACTAGCCTGTAGTTGAGGAAGAATCTTAGTTATATCAAAAGATCCTGGAGTTTCTACTACAGTAGGCCCTACTTCTGAAGGAACAGCAGTTTGCTTGCCTGGGGTATATGCACTTTGATACAACTGATTTAATTGTTGTGCTTGTTTTTGCTTACGCACTAGCTCTTGAACCTGAGTAGCTTTAAGCATATTTTGTAATGCAGTATCTACAGTTCCTTGATAGCCACCTTGAAATCCTTGTAGTGCCTCGCTAAATCCACTACCTTGAGGCATTAAAGATGGTGCGCCAGCTCTAGAAAATGCTGAGCCTGCGCTTAATAATCCAGATGCAAGTGCTTGAGTACGCAGAGATGACATATCATCTTCTGATAATAAGCCTTCGTAATAGGATGGAATAATTGCCATGTGTGCCTCAGATTAAAGATAGTCTTGGTTGTCTTAACATTTTTTGATCTTGCAATAAAGATAACAACGCAGAAGTAGTATCTACTTTTTGCCCTCTGCTCATCATTGCTTGCTGTTGCGCCATTCTGTTTACATCAGCTTGTTGAGGATTATTTTGTTGTTGCATTTTAGATCCAATTTGCCCTAATTGACCAAGTGCATTTTGTTGAGATTGTTTTTTTAACAGATCTGTTACTGTTTGACCAGATAATTTTTGAGATAATCCTTCTTGCTTGTATAAACCTTGCTCTGTATTTCTAAGCAATCTATCTAAGTAACTTGCATTGCCAGCATCTACGCCTTGGTATTGTGCAAGCATATTTAGATATTCTGGAGTATAAGCAGACATTGGCAATTGAAAAGCCTCTTGACCAGCAAATGATCCACCGCCATCTAAACCAATATTAGATAAATAACTATTCATTCCACCAGATCCAATTGAACCATCTGTGCTACTGCCAGATCCAATATTGGATAAATATGAGTTTTTAAAAAGCTCGTCTAAATAATTTGAGTCCATAATTTTTCCTAAACTAAATCGTAACGAACTTGTTTAATGCCATCTGCACGAGTAATAACTGCTTGTGGAGCAACTTTTTCAACTTCGTGAGCCATATAACCAATAAACCTACCATGACCAGCTTGATCTTTCCACTCTGGTTTATAGTCAAACATATAAACTGGTAGATTGTGCTTTCCGTTGCCAATATTAACAATGTTTTCTTTTGTACGAATATCAGAAAATGCTGTATAAGCTGCTGCTCCTGTACCAACAATACCTAGTAAGTTTCCTAGAGCTTGTTGTCCTGGGTTAGAGTAGACGGGTTGAGTAGCTGTAGTAGTACCGCCACTAGGTGCGCCATATACGCCACTTAAGAATGATTGCAGTTTAGCTTGTGGAAGATTTTGCTCGTAGTTGTAACGATTGATTTGGTCTTGCAATGCAGTCTGAGCATAACCTTCTCTGCCCTGTCCGATTGCTAGTAAACGCTGAATATCTCCGTAGTCTGCCTCTGCCATGCCAGGCGCAGCAGCAGTAGCAGCAGCCTGTCTACCTCTTTCGTCTGCGTAATTCTGATAGGCTAGTTTGCCAGCAGTATCAGTAAGAGCATTGGCAAAAGTACCACCAGCACGATCTGTTAATTGACCATAAGCACCAGAGCCATACCGACCAGCACTAGCAGCCTTAGAAGTTACATTTTGAATAGCATCGTAATAGGATTGTTGAGCAGCCTTGGCAGCAGGGTTAAATGCACCTTGAAAGAAAGGGTTTCCACCTAAGTATTGACCTTGTACATTAGCTAAGTTCTCAGCTTGCGCTGCTTTTAGTAATGGACTGCCAGCCGTAGCTCTTTGCTCGCCAGCCTGTAGCGCAGATAAGGTAGTTGATGTAGGACTAACATAAGTCTGCCCTGGGAAATAAGATGGGCCTTGTGATTCGTATAGTTTCTTAGCCTCGCCTAAACCAAACTGTACATAAGGCTGGAGCATTGGATCTATTTCGTTGCGAGTAGTCGTAGTTCTATCTGTAACTTGCTGACCACCACCACCGCCAAAGATGCCACCAACTGCTTGTGCTATTCCGCCCATATCAAATATCCTTTATCCATTTTCTAGGTCTAAACCCATATTTTCTTGCTATCACATCCCATCCTTTTCGATGAGAGTCAAAAGTTACTGTACTTGCTCCACCAGCTTTGGCGATCTCTAATAGAGCTTGCCAACAAGGATCAAGGTTATGCTCAAAATAAGAACACCATATATGTAGATTATCGCCTTGGGGTTGCAGAACCGAAAAGCCTACTAATCGGTTGTCCTGCGAGAAAGCCCATAAAAGAGCTTTGTTATTGAAACATTCTACATATACATCCTCAGGAATCCACCCCTCAGGAGTCTTACTTAAAATCTTTAATAAACCTTTTCTAACATAATCCCAGTACAGCCTCAAATCTTCTGGTTTCACATAGAATTTTTGCATACCATAATTTTACCTACAATTGGTAGAAAAGTGGTAATTATCCAACTATTACATATCCATAAGTTTTACTAGCCGTTGAATTGGCAAAATGAGTAAGCGTTGCACTTCCGTTTGTCTGTGAACTAATATAAACATTGTCCATTGCATTAGGAGCTACATACTGCATTGTTGCTATAACTGATGGTGTTGCTGGTCTTGTTGGGCTAGATTCTGCTGGTGTTTGTTCTAGCGAAACCCCTGTATTTTCTGTGCGCCATACAATTTCTACATAATCATTGGCTACAAGTTCTACAAAATAATTTATAGCTCCAATGACATGACCATAAACTCCAGCACTTTTTCTTGCTGGAACAGTAAATTTACTGTTTGATGCTGTAATATTAGTGCCGTTTTTTCTAAACCAAATATCTACATCGTGTTGTGCATTATCTGTATTTTCTAACTGCACACTAAATTGCACATTGTAAATACCAGCATTTCTTACATTCATCCTAGAGCTATTAGACAAATAAACACCATTAGAAAAATCTGTAGTGTTAAATGTCATTGGGTATGCAACTGTAGTGCTTGCTGCTGTTTGGTCTGTAGAGTCTTGAAAAGCTCCATAGGGCGCAGTATCAGCAAAGGCAGCAGCCGACTTAGGCACTAGCAATATCATAGAATCTCTACTTATTCTAGGATCGCTAATAGTGGTAGTTGTTGCGTTCCCTGTGGCTAATGTAACAGTCCCAGTATTGTTGGTCTTGCCATCCATCATGCCGTTTACGATCTCAGCTACGGCTCGTTGATCGCCACCAGTAGGAGGAAGTCTACGGAACATTATCTACCGCCTTGTTGCACTAACTCAATCTCTACACCAACAGCCGTTTTCCAGTTAGCCCCTGTAGGGGAAACCCTTACTCTATGGTACTTGCCACCAGAGCGCAGGGATGCCCTATTCTCGCTGTCTGCTGCTACGGCAGTACCAAAGCTAGGAACATCGCTCAACAATGCTCTAGAGGCTACAGAAATGCTTGCAGAGCCAGTATCTACCTTTGGCTTGGCTAACATAATGATTGATTGGTTTCCGTTGCCCAGATCGCCTGTAGTAACATAGCCAGACTTATTAGATCCAGTAAAAGTAACAATTTTGGTATCTTTTACCCCTGCCAATACAAACTTACCACCAGCCCAAATACGGCTATCAAAAGAAGTGCTTATAGTATCCATATTCCCAAAGGTATCTAAGCCTTCTAAAGTTACTCCAGCCTGTGCCAATGTTGCTACATAAGTAGAAGTAGTTTCTGCCTCAGACCATTTTTTAGTTTGGAAGTTATAGATTATTAATCGTTTTTGAGCAAAGATGTCTGTGTATTGCCAAACAATTAGTTTACGAATGACATCTATACTTGCGCTCATCTTATCTATCTGAGATTGATCTGCATAGGTAAAGAAATAGCGATCTACTTTTTCTGCTCCGATAGGCGTAACTGTCTGCCCATCGCACATATAAAATCCATCGTCAGCTAGGAAGAATACTAAATTACCAAACTGGGCTATTGAATTTGCCTCATAGCACCCAATATTCCTAGCAATGGTATCAAACTGAAAGAATAATGGCGCACCTACATAAGTCATCCTAGATATTGCTTTTTCTAGCAAAATTAACCCATATTCACCACCAGTAATACCACGAATATCTCCACCATCTGCAATGACCTGGCTATCAGATTGGCTTGTAGCACTAGGAGTCCAATCGGTTTCATCGTTTAAGTCAGACCAATAAACCTTAGATTCTTCGCCTGATACATTGCCAGCCACTACAAAATCTCTAACTGTAGTTACAAATTTGGCAGTAGGAGCTGCTGCATCTAAGTCAGCAAATGCTGTAGAACTTGCTAAATTCCATACTTGTAATTTTCCTATTCCATTAGCAGCAATAAGGGATGGCCCGTATTGAACAAAGTTCCAACGATTACTACCAGAATATCCACCAACTTTAGATACATCTACCAATGCTAATGTAGATGAATTGTATTTAAACAGTTTAGTAAATCCACCAGCAAAAAGGGTAGTAGTTGAACCGAATTTAGTAGCAAATACATTGTTTAGGTTTTCACTTGCTGCGCCAGATAACTCTACCAACTCAGGAAATGGGCCATAGCCTACTGCCTGGGGAACAACATTGTAGGCATCCTGTATAGAACCAGTTATTCCAGCTTGGTCTGGTAGCCATTCGCCAAATTCTACTATTGAGGTAGCCATGTATTACTTCCCGTTGATTTATTAGTCCAATTGTTACTTGTAACGCTAGAAGGTGTCCAAGTATTGCTATCTACTGTTTTGTTTGTCCAATTGTTGCCTGTAACTGAGGCAGCAGTCCATGTATTAGAACCTACGCCAGAGTTGCTCCACTCCTCACCAATTCGATACCCAATAACTACTATTGTACCGAGTCCATTTATAGATGAGTTAGCAGAGAATACTGCGTTACCAGTTACTAAAACTGTTCCCAATCCTATGATCGAGCCATCTCCACTAGCAGTAAAGTTTCCTAGCCCAGATATAGAGCCTACGCCATCTATAGATACAACGCCTAATGCTTGTCTTATTCCATCTGATACTACTGTTCCAACTCCATTAATAGAGCCATCACCCAATGCCATCCTAATGCCATCGCTAGATGTAGATCCAACTCCGTTGATTGATCCATTACCAGCAAATACCGCTATAGGATTACCGCTTATAGTTCCTATGCCATCAATTGATCCAGCACCATCTGTAGCTAATACATCTCCTACGCAATAATCGTATTCCCAATAACCATATACGACATATTGATCTTCAAAGGCCATTATGCGTCTACTGCACCTTCGTAATCAGTAAAGGTCTTTAATACTGCGTAGATTGCAGGGATTAAATCACCTT